TAATAGACATACGTTCTGTGCTATTAGTTGTAAAATACATTCTAGTATTTTCTTGGTTATGTAGCTTAACCGCCTCAGCACTGTCAAGGCCAATCTTAAAACCACTACTATCGCCATGTCCTGTAGTATCATTTGTGATTTGAAGATAGACGTTACCAGAGCCTTTTTCTCCGATGTTGAGATTACTAACTGCGGAAGCCTCAGCAGCCGAACCTACAACTATTGCGTCAGGAGCATAAAAGGAATCCCCTGGTTGTATTTGTTTTGTATAGCCACTATAATGACATAATGGTTTCTTGCTTGCCATAATTACACCCCTTCGTTATAGTTCGATATAGTCTTCCTGTATATTTAACAACAGAGCCGTAGCCGACCTGTTGGTTCCAATTAGCTGTACAATGTTACTTGCGTTACTAGGCGCAGTAGGTGTTAGATTATATGTAGCTGTCGTATCCCAAGCTTTAAGATACAGTCTGTTCCCACTCGTAGCTGTTATATCATTTGGTGTATAAGAAGCCACAAGACCAGTATAGTTAACACGAACAGTAGTTCCAAGATCAGAAGCAATAACTCCTATAGCCGCCAACTTGTCTGACCCACCAGAAGCATTAGCTATCTCCACCGTATCGTCAGTAGTAGACATACCAACTGCCCAACCAAAACGTCCTGACCCATTCGTGATAGTATATACTCCTTGTGTTGACCCACCACCTGTTCCAACGTACATCTGATTATCTATGATTCTCATACTTCTAGTGTATGCGTCATTCCAATCTAAATCTCCTGCGGTAATCTCCACTAGATTATAGTTTGGAGTAAAGTCTCTAGATATCGCGTACTCTACAGTAGATGCATTCACTGCTGCATACGGTGGTGATATATTTATATTCGTCGCTGTGTTTACGCTAGTAATTTGATAGTAAGCGTTCTCTTGCGACTTTTTAAATAGATTACCCACACGCACAGCACTAGCTGTCAGCCAGTCGCAGCTTGCACCATATACGGTAGCACTATTCTGTATTAGTGTAACATTTCCCTGTGTGTATTGAGCCATTTCGATTCCTCACTTTTTTATAGTCCTATATAGTCATCAATGTTTACATTTAAAGCTGTAGCTGATCTATTAACCCCTACGAACTGTAAAGCATAACCTTCAGTTGTCGGTGGGGTTATCGTTAGATTATAAGTAGCTGTAGTATCCCACGCTTTAAGATAGTATCTAGTATTAGGAGTTGACACTAAGTTGCCAGATTGACCGAACACCTTACCACCGTGCTGTACGGATACTGTTGTATTTGTGTCAGAAGCTATAACTCCTACTGCTGGATATAGGTCTGTTGTTGCAGATGCGTTAGCTATCCGCACTTGTCCTTCGGTAGAACAGTAACTAACAGCCCATCCCAATCTTCCTGAACCTGAAGTGATAGTATAAGTTTTATACGACTCAGTAATTGTAGTGAACTGAGTGTCTATCATTCGCATAGCACGAGTGTAGGCATACGTCCAATCAAAGTCTCCCTCGTTCTGTTCAGGGAAACTATAGTTTGGAGTAAAGTCTCTAGTGATTGTATACTCTTCACTTGATGCGTTAGCTAAAGCGTACACTGGTGATACGGTTATCAAAGTAGCGGTCACTACTGAGTTAATCGTATACCACGCACCACTGCCCTGTATTTTAAACAGGTTTCCAATCTTAGCCGCACTAGCGGTAAGCCAATCACAGCTTGCGCCCCATACTGAGGCACTGTTATTCTTTACAGTTGCAAACCCTATACTATACTGAGACATATACTATCCCTTCTTCTTTTTCTTATTTATGATTTCTTTAAGTCTTGTAATTTCTTCCTCTTGCGCTGTAATCCTTTCCTGCTGTATACTTGCTTCAAATACGTATCTCCCAAGTATACTAAAAATCTTATCTTCTGCATTCATGTGTTACTCCTTTTCTAACTTCTCCACTTTTTTGTTAAGCTCTTGTATAGCTTTAATCATGGGAGATATTAGTTGTTCGTAGTTAAATGAATAATCCCATACTCCTGTAATGTTGTTATCTTTGTCTCTTTGTTTGTGCCTTACAACTCCTGCAAACGTACTGGCCTCATATCCAACCTCGTCCAATACTGCCTCTACGTCCTGTGCAAGAATCCCTCTAAACTTCTTACCTCCCCAACGTTCTTTCGACGCAGGTTTGTTTTCGTTCCACGTGAACTCAACAGGTTGCAATGCATTAACAAAGTCTAGTCCAAGAACTTCTGCCTTGATGTTCTCCTTATACTTTTTATCTGAACAAGTCTGAGAGGCATCTCTATAGAAATTTGCCCAACATCTATTAATACTTCCAAGAATATCTCTACTATCATTTTGGGGGTACAAATCGCCATGAGTTTCTATCCTAGGTCCATAGCTAACGTCATCTGCGTCAATCTGTATACCTGCATTATTTACCGCGAGTGTAATGTAGGTGCTGCTACCCCAATAACTACTGCGAATAATACAGTGTGCATAGTTGCCATTACCGTATTGAGACTTTAAAGATAGCCACTCAGAAGAGTTTACGGATACATTAGTAAAACCTCTCGGCTTGCCTATGTAAAAATTAGCCGCATTATCAAATTCTGGAAATATCTGAAGACCCTGATAAATGCCTGTGTCCACACCTTGTACGAATACTGTCCCTTGGTCGCCAGTACCGACGCTAACCGTAGAAGGATTGCCACCAGTTCCAGACATAGCAATATCTCCACCGTCCTGAATCTCTATCCCACCACCACTAGCAACAACTATTCCACTAGCTGTATTAACATCTATTCCTTCAGGGGCATTAACAATTATCTTCCCACTAGAAAGAGTAAGCGTACCAAAGTCTGTACCATCTATGTAAGCAGCCTTGATTATGTTTGCCTTTAGATTATCTGTCTCAACCGCACTAGCCGCAATATACTCCGTAGTTATAAGTCTTGACTTCAACAGGTCAGTAGTAATAGCACTAGCAGCAATATAGTTAGTCTCTATAAGACCTGCCTTAAGATGTACTGTACCAATAGCACTAGCTATGATATAGTTTGTGTCTATAATGTTAGTTCTTAAATGTTCTATCTCAATCGCACTGGCCTCTATGTACTCTGGACCAATGATGTCAGTTCTTAAGCTTTCCTTAGTTACACAACTAGCAGCCAAATTACTTGCCGCGATAATAGACGCACCTATGTCTACATTGATTAGCTCTCTTGGAATACCAGATGCAACTTGTGATTTTACTCCTACACCAAATAGATCATAAGGTTCCACCTGCACATAGTACAGATTAGCAGTTGACAAACCAGAAAGAGCAGTTACTTTTGAACTCTTAGATATCTGAGCAACTGATGCTGTCAAAGGAGTAGCCGTACCGTAGTACACTTTGTAGGAAGCCAAGTCTGTATCAGTAGTTGTGTATGTAGACCAATCTACAAACAATCCGTCAAATGCATTTGTTAGCGAAGGAGTCGTATTCGCCATCGTAGGAGCAGGATTGCTAACAGTTAATGCAGCAGGTTGCTCTGACAACTTAGCGAACCAATTCCTTTGGTAGACTTTAATATTAAATGATCTAACGGGATTACCGTTATTATCCTCTGTATTCTTTTCCCATGTATAAATGAAAAACTTATCCGTTGTATATTCTTCTCGTAATCTTGTGGAAGAAGAAGCATCCCAAATCTCTATCTTAAAATCTCTAACTATCGCCCAAGTCTGTCCACCAATACCGGCTGGTAACTCAGGACCGAGACTTCCTGCACCACCATACGGAGCATTAATTCTCCATGCAAGCTTGCAGTCTCTACCACTAAATACTGTGTTGTTACCTTGATTATATATTTCTAATCCTGTAGGTGATTGAGGATTACCTACAGTATCGCCCTTAACTGTTATTACGTCATTGACAGGGTCTCTATTTTTTATACCTTGTTTATTTATAGAATATACTCTAATATAATACTGTTGTCCTGGTCGAACATTATAATAGATAATATCATCATCACCATAACCTTCACCTATCTTAACGAAGTCATTGTTATCGTCTGAGATATAAATATCCGCCCTTGCCCAAGCATAGTCTTCCTCTGGTTGCCTGAACGCAATACCAATACCTAAATCTGTGTTTAGTTCATATACCAATAAGTCTGTCACAGGTTGAGCGAATGCCGCAGGGTTAGGTAACTCTCCACCACCATCATCACTTACAATTAGCCCTGTCGTATCGTACATGGCACTCGTATGTTCTGTTCCGCTTATACTTACTGTAAAACGTTTAGTGTATCTTACTTCTTTAACTCTGTACTCTTTTATACTGCTATCAAGTATACCTACCATATATATTTCATCTTCTTCTGGTATAGTATCAAACGAACCGCTAATAGATATAGTCTTTCCACTAACACCACTAACGCCTACTGTCTCTATAGTGTCATCGCTATGTATTAATTGTACTGTGTAACTTCCTGGGCTGTCAATTATATTCTGGGGCATAGGCTGGTCTATATCGAAAGTAATAGATGTACCACTAACAACTCTACCGCCCCATCCCCACTGCGGAACGTCATGCTGTACAGCAATGATATCCCCAGGCTCGCAATGAATTGAACCCATAGTAGACTCAAACTTTATATTAGTTCTTGAAAGCCTAGCTTTGTTTATCAATATCTGGGCTTCACGTAATACCTGAGTACGACTAGTAGCACCTTCAAACCTAACAGACCTTTTCCTCTTAGGGTTGTTTAACGACCATTCAATCTCGTCTACTACCTCTATTGCATTCTGCTTATACTCGTCATCTTTATCAGCAAATGTAACTTCTATAACATTAGGTAATTCACTTTGTCGTGTGTAACTTATTTGAAACTTATCTTGAAGTATGTTACCCATAGTAATTAACTGTACGGGGTCTGTGTCTTCTTCGTATAGACACTTAACGTACCCACCAGACCAGAATACTATAAGCCTACCAATCGTAGCTATCTTTTCAAAAATACTTCCCGGCTGATGTCTGCTATCAATAACTAAATTAATTTCGTTTGCATGCTCGTCGCCTTTCTTTTCCCAACATTTCTTGGCGGCAGCATCAAAAGTAGCATCATCAATCATATCTTCTGTTATAACTTCTCCAAACCCATAGTTCTCGTCAATTAAAAAATCTCTAAGAACATATGCTGGATTGTTACAGTACTCCGTTGCATAAGAAACACCATCCCAAAGTCCGTCAGTAAAGTTATTTCCACCTGTCCAATACTGATCTTGGAAATCATCACCACCAACATCAGGTACTCTAACCTTACGACCATGAATTAAGGTTGTTATATTTGGAAACGAACCAGAAAGCTGATCGGTAGCTAGAATCTTTACAGCCAGTACAACAGTATTAGGATAAGCTAAGTTCTCGCCAACTATCTCAACTACATCATTAGAGTTGGTTATTGACATAGACTGTTTCTTACTACTCAGTTCATTCTGTGCAGGAGCATATCTCTGCAATTGGATATCATACGTGTCTCTAGCTGGAAACCAAGTTGTAGTATTCCAATGAACAGCACCCTTTTTGTGCATACTTGTCCTAAACCATGAGTGCTTACTATCATGACTTCCACCATAAAGAGGCGGGTCGTACGCCCATGCGCCAGCAGGACTCACCCGATATCGCATTCTCCACCATACTGAATTGTTCTTTTTCTTTCCACTGTCGTATTGTCTGTAGATACCTTGGGGAGCAACATACTTATGAATCATGCCATCAACATCCCCCAGAGTTGTGAGAGCTACAGTCCACTTGTCACCCTCACCGCCTCTTAGTGAAGGTAGAGGGTGAGAATAATTACGAGAAGTCCGTAAATCCTTGAAGCCTCGGATACTAGTTTGTGTGTTTGTTCCGTATCTTCCAGCCCAATAACTCTTATCGAAGAGTGAAATGAACGTATCATTTATTTTTATATAAGGCTCTTTTGTAGTTGTTACCTCTAGGTTAGTAGGGAAAGCAGCAATGTCATCATTGTCTTCATTCCTTACGCCTGTGATAGGACCTTCGCATAATGCTAATAGAGCATTAAGATAGTTTTCTTTCCCATCACTTTCTATATTAAAATTAATATACTGTCCACCTAACAAATGCTCACCATACACAACTGCAACTGGAACATTCTGTTGTGTACTTGTAGCAGGACCCTTCCATGAGTATGTCGGAGATTCCTGCTCAGTTTCAACTTCGTCGACCATCAACAGGTCTTCCATGAGCCACCATAGTGGACCAAACATTAAGAAGCCAAACCAATCCCAGAAATCCCATCCACCTTCAACGGTATGTGTTATTTCTACTATATCTTTTTTCTTAAGGATACAAGAAGCCCAATCGTCTCTGTGCAGTCTTTCGCCATTAAGAAATACTGTAGACTTCTTTCCACAGATAGCTTTCTTATGTTCTTTGTATTCTGCGACAAAGCTTTCCACAGCACCAAGAAGAGACTTCTCCTTAGTTGTGTGTTCGTATCGTTCTTCTGCAAACTTGTTAGGGATATATATAATCTTAGCCATTAAGAACTCTCTCCTTATATCTGTGTATACTATGTATTGCAGTTGACCATTTATCAAGTCTATGAATAGAGCTTGAGTTTCCATTCATAGAATGAATAAACTTTCCATCATCAATATAGATTCCTGAGTGCGTAGGTCCGTCTACATCCTCGTGCACGTGGAATAATATTACATCATACTTTTCAATCTTAGATACTTCAACTGGTTCCCAAAGCTTATAGAATCCAGTGATACTCTCGTACATATCGTCAGAGTAGAATGCAGTAAAGTAATCTGCTGCGTTCCTACCAAATGTATAGTTGCAAACATCTGGTAACTCTATTCCCAGGTTCTCTCTATAGATCATTAATACTAAGCCGTAACAATCTATACCTTTTTTATTTCTCCCTAGATGTTCGTAGGGCAATCCAATAAAGTTTCTGAAAGACATTGTATCTCCTTACTACATAGGTATGTAGATTCTCTCTTTAGGTATACCAGGAAATCCTCCATATCTACTTGAGTTATTATATGAATCACAACTAGCCAATGTCTTTAGACACTTAGTTACTCCACTACCAGACTGTAACGTACCAACTGTAGGTGTTCCACCTTCTGCACTGCCAGTACATTGTTCGCTCTTGAAAGACCATTGACATTGATTTCTTCTGTATACTCTCTTAGGTATAGTGATATTATATATAGTTGACTTTGGAACTAACTCTAACTGTGCGCTATTCTTTGATGTAGTAGCTCCATCTACATAATACTTTTCCTTTATATATGCATCGCTATCATGCAATAGGTCTTGAAACACATCTACGGTAACTACAACACGACCACGTAAAGCATCGTTCTGTTCTAGGTACGCGATAATAGACCTATCGACATTAGATATCTTAAGGGACATAGTTGGATTTCTGTCAATCTTCGTATACGCCATATCAGAAATCTCCAAAGGAGCGGCTGTATATGTTTGCGGAGTAGCAGTACCGGGCAGAAAGAAATCTATGTTCTCATTCCAAGCAGCCCAATGCACTTTACTAGCATCGCTGTCAGCATACTGAATCTCAAATAACTTGATAGGCACCATACCTTCAAGTTTATTCTTCTCTGTTGTAAAGGAAGCATTTAATATTCTAGGCATCTACATTCTCTCCTTATCTAATATCTCTCTGTATGAATTTTACAACACCACTTCTTACTGGTCCTGCGAATGAAGCGTTAAGGTTTGCATCTACATGTGCATTTACTTTAAAGCCTTCTTTATCTTGATTACAATATACTCGGTACATAGGGTAAGCGTATACGTCTCCCTGGTTGAACTGCTCTAGGTCTCCGTAGTCATTAGTATTGGAGAAAGTAATCGAAGAGTCTTCTATCTTAGTTGTTATTGGTCCGACTCTAAACTTACTTATTCTCGGATACCAAATACATGCGTACTTGCCGCCTTCTCCTGACGTAGCAGAGAAGTCTGTAGTATCATATATCGAAGCATTCCAAGTAACACCAGTAGCTAGGTTAGTTACTTGCTGACCACTAGAGAAATCAACGACATAAAAACTGTTGACCTTAAAGTTAGCTACATCTCTAATGAATCTTCGTATACGTTTGAACTCCCAATTCCATATATTCTTATACTTGTAAGAAAGCTCATGTTTATGTTCTGCTATCTTGCGTGTTAGTATTGCACGGTTCTCCATATTAGACATAGCAGAGTATCCAAGCTTCTGCTTACCGCAGCCAGCATTAGGCTCAAACATAGGATTCTCTTCTGTACCTCCGCTACTCCACGAGCCTTTAGACACGTTGTTAGTACTAGCAATAAATCCAATTGGAAATATTTTTATCTCTGACATTTTCCACCCACCTTATCTTTTAGCTACAGTTTCTTTTGTACTTCTATACATCGTACCTCTTGTTCTATTACTTTCAGTAACAGTATTTATAATTACGTTCTCCCCCGCGTCCGATTGCATGGCACCCGCTATCTGTTCGTTAGTAAGTAAGTTAGCGATTGTTATAGGAGCACTACCGCCACCACCAGCAGGTTGTACGAATCCATCGACGCGATTCTTAGCGATGTTCTCACTCGGAATCACGAGTTCTTTCCCCGAAGGATTGTCACCGATAATACCAGTAGCTACACCAGACGTAACTCCGCCTGTGCCGTATGCCTCGAAGTTAGTTCCCGAAAACACACCGCCCTTGGCCGCTGTCTGCGGCTTCTGCTGTCTGATCTGCATTACGCGCATCATCCCGGTAGCAACCGAGGTGGCTATCCATGCAGCAGCTAAAGCAGGGCCTACATAGGGAATGCCGGCCAGAGCCGCAGCACCAGCTTGAGCCGTCTTGAACGTGTCCACGACAGCCTGAGCGATGGCAATGGCTTGGTAGATTTTCCATGCGGTCTTTGATTCCTTGCCCATCTCAGCAAACATTGTCTTCCACTGATCGACCATAGAGCTAGCATACTCACCAATCACATCACCGTAAGCTTTCCACAAGTGAGCTGATGCCGCAACGGCACCCTTCTCAGCGTGGATACTTTCGATACGTTTCCTCTGGTACTGATTGTAAGACTGACTAGCTTGGGCCATCCTTAATTGTTGTAGTTCTCTCTTCTTATGTAGTTCCTCTTCAGCAACACCTATATCATTTAAGCTTTGCAGCTTCGTCTGTACCTTGTCAACGTCCATCTCATACTCAGCTTCTAATAGTGCGCCTTCTTCTACTGCTTTCTTTTCCTCTAAGTACGCCAGTTCAGCAGCCCACAACATATCTTGTCGTTCTAGCGTCTCAACAGCCCTATCCCTAGATAGCTGATCTTGTTCTCTCTCTGACATATTCCTAGCTTGCATAGTTTCAGCATGCGACGAACGTGCTTCAGCTAACTCATTCTCTGCTTCCAACTGTCTCTTTGTATTCGCCCATTTTAAATCTGCCATCTGAATAGCGTAAGCGTTCTCTGCGTCTGAACCTCCACGACCTTCAACCTTCATGGGGTCTTGCTGATTTAAATTCCTTCCAGCATCAACGACATCTTGTGCCATCATATTCTTCAAGTCAAAGAACTGCTTGACAAGCTTCTGGTAGAACTTAAGTGCGTCCGCCATTGACTTCTCTACTTCAGGTGGAATCACAGCTATATCCTTAGCAGCCAATGCTGCGTAGGTAGCGTACGTCTTCCTAGCCTCAGCAAGGTCTATCCCTGCCTTTTCAATCTCAGGACGCAGTTCTTCTAGAGTCTTCTTGTGATGTCCTGATGCTAGGTTCAACTTATTAATTGCTTCTTCAGCTTTTCTGTATCCAAGTGCCATGTCTGCATTAGCTATAGCATTCTGAAGCTTTTTATCTACAACTTCCTTTACAGCTTTTGCTTCGTGCATATAGCTAGCTTTAACAGCCTTAACTTTAAGGATTAACTTGTCATACCATAACAGATGATGCGCAGGTTTTCCTTCCTTCTCTAGGACATTACGCTGTGCAGTCAGTTCCACTATACGTTCTTGGGCTTGACCCAAGCTATGATATCTTTTCCTTAACTCTTCTGTATTCTTTTGTGTTTCATCTTGAATAGCAGATAATCTAAAAGCCCTTCTAACTCCTAGCAAAGCTTTGTTTACTAATACACTCATATCTTTCCAATCAGTCAGGTACTCAAATACTTCCTTACCAGTAACCTTTAAGTTCTCAGAAAGATGTGTTTGGGTCTGAAGTAAAGTTTCGTGTTGCTGGACAGCTAACTCAAATGCAGTGCCTAAACCATCAACCTCTTTCCTAATCTTCCCCCAACTATCAAGCATAGCGATCAACGCAGGAGCACCACGCTTACCAAAGATCGAAAAGATCGTGGCAGTAGTCTCAGCACTCTTGTTTGATTCATCCCATTTAACTTTCATCTTGTCCATGACCGTCATGAAATTCAAAGGCTTCATCGGGTCAAACGCAATGTCAAATGCTGCTCTTACTTCGTCACTCTTCTGCGCGATATTGATAACGGCAGACCTGAACATACGACCAGCGCGACCACTACGAATCATCTTGGTTCCCATGTTACCTAGGATAGTAGCCAGTTCTTCAAACCTCAATCCAGCCAACTTACCTGACTGAGCAGATTGGTTCAAGCCCTGTACTAATTCATTCATATCAATCTGGTTACGTTTCCATACATAAGACAAAGTAGAAGATATCTTCATAAACTTTTCTGTCTCTGTGGATGCATCTGTGATAGAATCTCTAAAGTTATTATATGCACCAGCGACAACCTTAGTGGTGTCTGTCATATCTGACTCAGTTATCTTAGCTAACTTAACAACAGAGTTCAAAGCAGAAAATGATTCCGCAGCAGTTAGACCAGCAGATGATAACTGGTACAGTGCCTCGCCTATCTCCTGATAGGAGGCTCCTGTTACTGTTGCTGTCTTTGCTATTTCTTGTCTTACTTGTTTTGCTAACTTCCCGTAATCTCCTGTAGCTTTGTACATCGTACGCATTGCTCTCTGAGTAGCTTTATCAAGTTCCACCCACTGTTCCACAACAGCGGCAGCAGCTTGCATAACTCCCCATAACACACGTAACTGAGCAAACCATTTAGCACGACCCCAAAGACCGCCACCCATTAATGAGCCAGCAGACTTACCTGCTTTCTCAGCAATCTTTGCAGTATCCTTAATTAGGGCTACATTTTTCTTATGGAGTTTAACTTTCCTAGTGAGTAACTGAACGCCCTTCTCATGTAGTTGAATCATTTCCATCTCAGTTGCTCTACCGGCTCTGTGCAATCTTGCCAACTTCAAGAACTGTCTATATATCTTTTTGTTCTCAGCAATTTCCTGTTGCTTAAACTTACTACGGTATTTAGAACCCTGCGCTACTATCTCAAAGTATCTCTTAGTTTGGTTTATAGTTTTATTCTGAACTCCCTGAGCCTTTTGCATTAATGCAATAAGACGTTTCTGTGCAGATTCATACGCTGCCATCTTCGCCTTGTTACCTGGGTCTTCTTGCAATCCCGCATGAGCACCCTTGTAGGCTTGCATAGCTTCTCTAGTCTTAGGCCCAACACCCTTCATGGCCGCAAGTTGCTGACCTTGAGCTTTTCCGAACGCACCACCAGCGCGTATCTTCGCAATTGCCTTGGCTAATTCATCAAAGCGTTTCTTTGCTGTAAGTGCCTTTTCCTCTAAGACTTTGAAGTTCTTGATTAAAGGTAAAAGACCTTTCCTATTAAGTTCAGTAAGCTTTCTACCGTCTATCTTGATGTCGGTCTTCATTGCCATCTTCTGTAGACGTTTAAGTTCCTTTTGAACCTTAGCTACTGA